ATGAAAGTTTGCTTTGGTTAATTCTGGCTGTGTAGGCAAGTTCCAAATACCGCATACGCCCTTCATAAAGTCATCTTTTTCTATAGTTGAAACACCCCTTTGTATTTTTTTCCATTGCTTTTTATACCCAAACATTACAACCTCAAAAGGACAATAGATATAAGGCGCACTAGCACTTAAATAACTTCCAAAGGCTGAATGTCTTCCTCTGTGTCTATCTGTCCAAACCGCAACTCCGTTATAGTGTAACCCAACTTTTTTGAACAAACGCTGGAATGAAGCAAACGGACTAACTCTTACCTTATTGTTCTGTGTACCCATCTCTAACAAACAATTAAGAGCAATACGTCCATCAGGCTTTAATACCCTATAAATTTCTGAAAGCCATTTACGGCACCACTTTAAGTACTTCCCCCACGTCATGTTGTCCTTGTAAATGCCGTAATCCTGTCCAATATTATAAGGTGGGGAAGTTACCACTAAATCGACTGAGTTATCAACGATTTTGTCTTGCATAAATTCTATGCAGTCAGCGCAGTGTATTTTATTAATTATTTTTGAATCTAACAATTTTAATCCTGTTCTTTCTGTTTCTAGTTAACAAATGCCGCCTTCTTTCCCGGTACTTCCTTCGTGCGCTACACATATAGCTTCACCGAATGCACGAAATATATCGTTCAATAAACACATGTCTAGATTGTAATATTCAGCTATCCCTTCTAACGTAGACTCTTCTGAAGCTAGCTCCATAAATATCCTTGATAACGGAAATCCCGTACCTTTAAGGCACCATACACCACCAAGTTTCTTAGCACTATACTCAATACCCTGTATCTTGGTCAGGTCTACGACATCGTTTAATCTTACACTCACATTCTCAGCAACATTTGCCGTATTTTCTGCGACATTTCCGTTAGTAGGATACGCTGCGTTCCACCATGCATCAATTAGCTCACTAAGTGTGTCTTTTGCCCCAATTACTAATTTTACCGAGTTATGCTTAAGCACTAGTTCACAATTCATTTTCTTTGCTAGTTCCAACGTTTCTTCTATGGCGTCGTCGTAACTAGCCAATACCTTAGCTGACACCTCTACGTCAGAAGTAAACTCTACGTATTTAGTATCCTTATTCATGCCTATTCCCCTTTTCTTAGTATCTTCGACACCCTCGCGCCACCATTCGCGAGACTTCTTTCTTTCTAAATAAATTATAATAAAGACAACTATACCCGTTATTAACCCAACGAAAAGCGACACTATCTCTCCAACAATATCCACTTGTCCCATGACTATCCTTTCTTATTTCCTCAGTAGTATACGTTCGGATAAAAATAACTTTTTACCTTTGACTATAATATAGGGAAACATTCGTACTATGTCTACTTTACTCAATAGAAACATAGCATCGTATTCTGCATCTGATAAATCGTCTGGTAAATTATCTTCATATTCCCAATAAATTTTTATGATGTTAGGCATTATTCGTCCGCTCCCCAATTGGCAAGTTCCCACTGAAATACTACAAGAACTCCACAGTGAGGGCACTCCATATCACCTTCTGTATGAAGTTCATTGATAACACTTCCTACTAAATCAGTAGCATCAACCCATTTTCCACACTTAGGACACTTGAAATCATATCCCTTGATAGTTGGTTTTTCTTTTGGCTTATCCTCTGAAACATCAAAAACTTTTTTCAATGCATCATAAAGTCTTCTGAAGTCACCCCAAAGAATATCTCCATAAATACCTTCTCCTTCCTCTCCGGGAATAGGAATCCATAAAGATACGACACCGGGCTTTTCCGTAGTCACGTCAATATGATGTTCGTCTTCAAGGTTAAAACTATTGTGTAAGATTGCAGGGAGAGTATAATTTAGTTTGAATTTGTCACAATCTGGAACACAATGTATATACATACGTTTACCATCAAACCCGTTTTTATACCTTGCGGTACTTCCTTTCGGAATTATTTTTCCACAGGCAACACATTTGTGTTCTTTGCGGGTTTTGTTTACATGATGCGAATATGGATAACGTTCTTTTCGTGGCATTATCACTCCTCGAAATCTATTGACTCGTCGGTTTTGGTTTTTCGAGATTTCGTTTACGAATCAGTTCAAGCATTTGACATTTTTCACTTTCCAACTTATCCGAATCTATTTCAAAGAACTCAGCGAGAAGTTTTTCGATTGGAGTGCGTATCGGAAACAAGCAGTAGTCTTCGTATTTTGCGAGAACTATATCTTTTTCGTAATTTATCCAATCGATGAACTCGCCAATAGTCTGGCTTTTATCATTTATCTTTTTGAGTTTTTCGTGTTCCGGGTATCCTTCGACTACTTCTTCCGCCATAACCAGCTCCTTTCTCTACAATTGGGATTAGTTGCCCTAGTCCATTGCAACTTTCAAATTGTTTAACTCTCTCTTTAACTTTTCTAAACTATTACACCACTGAACAAATGGATGAAAATGGAAAAGGCAGTTGTTCTTCTGTTCTTTGTTTTCATAAACAACAAAAATATGAGGTTTGTTGGTTAGTAAGCTGGAAGCTAAAGCCGCTCCGAATTCCGTATACATTCCACTCCCGATTTCATTATGAAGAAGTAGTATAAATATTTTAGAGTCCACAATAGCGTCAATTTCAGCTTTTGCCCGTTGATTGCAATGCCCAATGTGGTCGGTGTAGGGTTTAACCTTGGACATTGAAGCCCAATCATAGGCAATAGACCAACCCAAAGACTTAACAAACTCTTGGACTTCTGCAACTTTTTCTTTGTTTCGTAGCTTACTTGCAACATAAACTTTTCTATTCATTGTCATCCTCCTCGAAATCTATTTTGTCATGACCTTCAGATTTCATTTCGTCGCCTTTGCGTATTGCATCGCAATCGACGACAGTGATATTTGATAAATTAAATTTCTTACCAGCAGGAGCAACCCAACCCTCATTGTTGAGCCTGCTAACGAAAAATTCTTTAGCCTCTTCATCGGTCATTTTACGAATCTTTGTTTCGGTATAACTATAAGAAACGTAAATAGGCTTATTCGGTGTAGGTGTTTCTTTGTCATTAAACACTTGAAGCGATAAGCTACCCGTATCATAATCTATCTTGACCAACTTATAACCGTCCTTTATTGAACCATTTCCATCATCTTTCGGACTCGTCCACTCGTCGTACCTAATCCACACACTTTTTGGAACAATGCTATTATTGTGAAGCGTCCAGCTATAATTAGTTGTAAAACCACCAAGTGATAAAAATTCATTAACAACTTCTTCGGTTTCTTTTTCCTCGACGTAAGGTGTTGTATAAACCGCCACACGTTTCGATTCCCCAAGTTCTCGCATTAATTGTTCCTGTTTTTCTAAGACCGCATGGGCATCCCCGTCAACTCGAACTATAATCATCTTGTGCTCTTTTTCAGCACGTTCGAGCGTTTCTTTCGTAGGGTTATCTTCGAGAATAATAGCATCTGCGGTGATTTTTACGTCGTCAGTAATCGTCATTAACTTATGTAATTTACCCATTGGTCTCACTATTGGCAATACTATACGATTAGCCAACGATAAACCGGTATCTATAACGACCTGCGTCTTTATAAATTCTGCTGACTTTACAGGCTGAACGTCGATGTATAAATTATTGTTGTCTTTTCTTATATTGACTGCGTTAAAATGCTTCTTCAGTTCGTCCTCTAACGCTGTAGTTATAATTGTATCAGCAAAGGCGTTCTCAATAACTTCATTGAGTTTGTCTTTGACGTCTTCAGGGATACCGACGAAAGATTCATCGACCTCACGAAACGTAACCCCGGCATCGAACTTGCATCCGGGAAGTGCGAAGGTGTAACCACTATCTGACGTGTCATACTCTTCCTCATCGTAGCTTAGTTGAAACAGCATTTCGTCCCAAACGAAAGCTCCAACATAAATACCGTGTTCGATAACAACATAGACATAAAAATTACCACCGCAACAAACCATGTCTTCTTTAACAACGACATTCTTATTTTTATGCGACGGAACTTCGTCACCTACGTTGTAAACCAGCATTAGTTCGTCGCTGAATGAATAACTTTCAACGTAATCGTGGGCTTTACCACAATTAGGGCAATAAACTACTTTTCCGAATTTGAACTTGTCACGTACTGTCATAATTAACCCCCTTCTCCACAATTAGTTTTGATTAGGTGTTCAACGTAGCCCTCAAAGGTAAATGGGCAATCGTGTCTTGCCTGCCCTGTCTTTTCTTCGTAGTCGATGCAGAAATTTTCGTAACCTTCACGCAGCATCGTCAGTGCCATTTCTTCTTGTGTTTTTGTGCTATCTATGGAACTGGAATTATCAGAAGCTACGGAGTTAGGTTTTTCGTCCAACGCACCACTTAAATCCTCAAATATTGACTTAAGAAGTTTCAAATCCAAATCACAATCATCTGCAATTTCAGACAGTTTGTTATCATCTGAAATTTCTGCTAACACTCTGGATAAAGGGAATCTCGTTCCTTTAAGACACCACCGCCCACCCAATTTTTTAGGATTAGATTCTATCCCATCTACCAAAAAAAGTTTTAATGCGCCTTCCTCTATCCCAGCGGCATAGCTGCGCAATCTATTGTTATCTTCTTCGAGCTTGTCTTTTTTGTCTCCCTCATCAATAATAGCGTCAATAGTTTCTCGAAATTTTTTGCTGTATTTTCGTTTGAATAAACCCATTTTAATCCTCCAATATTTGTTTAAGTTCATCAAGCAACCCGTCGGTTTGTTTGACAGGCAGTAAAGCATCATAAGATTGATGGTCGCCTAAACTCGCCTTCCTTGAACCTGCAATACCTTGAAGATAGTCTATGACCTTCTTCACCGTATCTTTGGGTATTGGTGCCATTTCTTTCATAGGTTGTGTTTCGACAACCCCAAAGCTTGTTATTTGGAACTCCTCTACAATTTGGGAATCAACTTCGAACTTACCAACACCACTAGGTACGACTTTAACAAGCCCATCTTCAATTAATTTTGAAATAGGAAAGTCATCTTTGTGTTTAAGAATTTTACAGTTCATAATCAATTCATTGTTATTGTTAATTTCCAATTTTTCTACTTCTCCGATAGCTTCTTGTGAATCTTCACTTACACCCAAAGGCTGTGATGGATACAAAAGTATAGTTTTATCCTTCACGTCATTAACCATCTTCTCGACAACTTCACGTGGGTAAATGTCGCCATTTGCTGTTGGTTCGTCCGCCTTAATACCTACTGTTGCTATAATAAAATTCTTTCTTATTGGACATTCTGCCCCATCTGGATTTCTGCAACCGATTTCATCAAGCCAAGGACATTCAATTTCTACACAACGCAACTTTTGTTTCTCATGCAATTTTACTTCTTCCTTAGAAATATCCTCATCGTCAGTATCTTCCTCTTCCTCGGCGTCGTCACAGTAAGGTTCTTCGTAAGGGCGCGGGTCATGTATTTCGCAATATGCTGCTGCTTTCGTATTACTATAGATGAACTCGTCATAAACCTCGACTACTTCGACTTCTGGTAATGGAATCTTTTCGCCTTTGTACGTATCGTCGTATTCGATATCCTCGAATAATACAAGCAGTTCTTTTTGGAAGAACTTAAGCAGCGGAATCATAACTTGTCTAATTTGTGGGTGTGCATCTTTGTGGCACCGAAGCTTGAGCACATGACGCCACTCACGAATAGATGCTTGCATTCCAATTACAGTTCTTAGGCAGTTAGGAAGCACCGCACGCGCTTCTTGAGGTTTTGCTCCAAATTCATTTCGAAGTGTATTGTAAGCCCACTCAGACCATAAACAGGATATGAACCACACGTCCCACGCGGTCATTGAATGTTTACTTCCTTTATCTGCATTTACAAAATGCCAAGGAGTTATTTTTGGTGCTTTACTACCAACCGAAATACATGTAACAGGTATTGGATGCGGCAATTGTATATCTTTTCTATCGTCGTCAGAAGCATCGTCATATTCGTCAAAGAAAAATGGCTCGATAAAATTAACTCCACCGAATTTTTTCTCGCTACCCTCATCACAGTACCTTGTAGACTGTTGCGCGTAAGACGCTAGTCTGTGACGCACAATTTCATGACTAATTCCGCGGTCGCAAGTGATTTCAACGGCAATAACACCGAATTCGAGCATTGCGTGATGCCCTTTGTCTCGAAGAAACTTGATGATTTTGTCGGCAGAACCTTAGCCGATTCTATCCTCTGAGCGCCAACAACGTCGAGCGTTGATTTCAATGAGTTTTTTGATTACGTCAAATTCGTGCATTTTATACACGATTACTTTTGGATTAACTAGTTGCATTATTTCCTCCTTCTTCTAATTTTTCGTGATAAAATTCACCTGTGGGTAACCCCGTTTTTGCGTCTATTTCTCTGAAATAAACCCCGTTGATTTCAACGTATTTCATACTATCCGGGCAAAACGCGGGGTCTTTGAATTTATCGGGAATAGCCTTTTCGTCAAAGTTAATCCACCCTCCATCAATCGGCGTCGAAAGTGCCGACAATACAAGCATTTTGTCGCCTTTAATAATATAGTAGGCTTGTCCCTTATCGTAATCGTGGAATATAACTTTATCGGCGAGCATCCACTTTCCGATAAGAGTTAATTTTTCTATGACTTTTCTCTCTAAATCATCTGGAGTATTTCCCGGCTCATGACGATTTCCCCAAGACCTGACCGCTTCTTTATCGTAGACTATTCGCACTTTAACCTCCACCGTTTATGATTTTATCTTTGTTAATTTTCAAATCCTTTACGATACCTATTGGTTTATCTATGCAAACCACAATTTCGTTGCCTTTTGTAAAAATAGCACTTAACGCCATTTTTACGAGTTCGTCTTGCTCTTTTGTGAGAGCAACAGGGTATACAATACCGTTCTTTTGATATACCAGTATGATACTGTCATTACTATCAGTAGGCATTACAAAGCTCCTTTCTATGGGCGAAAGTTAATGTTAGGAGCGACGTAATTGCCTGTAAATATACCAATAACAATAAGCAAAAGTATTGCTAATGCTCCGTAAACAACACATGTCATGGTAACAGCAAACGTCCTATCGTCTTTATCAATAGCGCTTATATTTTTCATAAAGACAATCAGCCCAATCGACAATATAAGTAGTAATAGCCCACAAGTAACTATGCTAACCATCTGCTCTGCTTTATACTCAGCTATCGCTATGTCGTTATCGACATTAATGTTATACGGAAGACAACCTGTGAGAAACACTACAAGCACAAGTACTACCAACTTCATAATAAATCCTTTCTGTTATACACGGTTATTTTCTATTTTCTTGATTACTCTTAAAATAAACCCAGAAGTTTTGTTCCTAAAATCGTCGTTGATGTAATCCCCGAAATATATTTTATGAGAATTAACTTCTACAGCGTGTATTTTTCTGTCTCGCATATCGTTTTTAGTATACTCAGCACCACTTTCATGCGGATACGTACCTTCCTCTGGATACACAATATGACTCTCAAATGGAAACGCAACGTCAACGTAACCCACCACAAATTCTAAGTAAACACGACCAGCGTTATGCTCATATGGCGCGTCATTCCAGTCATCACCATATTGACTCCCATTTTTACCAAGGTAGAAACGAATAACATTACCCCGAGGGTCTACATCTATGATGTTATACTCTTCTAAAAATGGCGGCGTCGCGTCTTTTTCTATCTTCTTGACTTTTTCTACCACCTCATCTAATATCTCATAGAATTCGCGGAGCGTCATTAACCGCATTTCAGGCATGTCTATACCGTTTGTATGCCCGTCACTTCCACCGCTTTGATTACACTTTTCATTATGCCAGTAAATTTCAACAAGCCGCTCAGGTTCATCTAGTTTCTTAGTGCGTTGGTTCCAACAAGTAATGTACGAATTCGTTCTTTCACTGTGTGAGAAACCGTATTTGCCTATACTGTCAACCTCAACCGCGCCTAAAGACCTCAAGAACGTTTTTACGTGTTCTTCGTTTTTAGATAAGTATTCAAGTTTACTTGAGGTATTTAGTTCATTAAGCTCTTCCCACATGTCTGTAACAGAGTTTTTAATTACGTCAAGTAACTCCATAATTTCCTTAAAGCCTTTTTCACCATAAACCCTAAGGATATTATCAACTCTGTCTGTGACTATGGTCATATCGCAAATATCGCGTGACCATAACCCAGTCTCGTCGTCAGTAATAACATCAATAGATAAAATTGGCTCACTTTGCATCCCGACCACCTTTCCGTTTTATAAAATACAATATAGAATAAGTATGATAACCACTACAGTAAAACATAGCGGAAATACACAACCACTTTTCTCCATCATGGCATTTTCCAATTCCCTATCAAACTCTTCCTGTGTCATATTTGGCGTATGTCTATATGGGCATTTTGTGCACTTACAATGAGCCACATCTTGCATCGGTAACGTAACAGATTTTATAGTCTCCATGTACTTCAACTCAGAATTAAGTAGTTCTATACACTCACGCAGTGCGACTGCGTAATCTTCCACGTCCTGCGTTAGTAATTCAACAACTTTAGTTAAGTCGCTATCTAGTTCCCACGCGTCTATGATATCTGGTAAGTTTGGGTACTCTGTAGGATTAGAAATACGATGCAATTCAAATTCCAGGTAGTGTACAGCCTTTTTCAAGTCTTCCGTAGAATTATTCTTGCGGTTACGACGCGCTATGTACTTTACCACACTTCCTATCTGAAAATTTAGATTTTTACTCATTATGACTTCTATAGGCTGTACCTCTGAATCTACATAATGGTCACCACCAACTTGTTTTTTCATTACATCATCAGCCATATTAACCTCCGATAATCTTTGTAAGCTGTTTATATAAAACTTTGGCTTCTTCAATCGTTTCTTTATCGTCAGGATGTTTTTTCCAATAGTAATCCATGTTGTTTATAGCCCATTCGTTTAATAGCAAATCAAGGCTGTCAATTAAAACCTGTAACGGCAACTCGCTGTCTTTGCATACATCTGTTCTTTTCCACCCTTCTTGTTCGTCTATTGTAATGTCCTCTAAATTAACGCCAATAGCTTCACATTCAGCAGGTATTTTATCTGCCCGCAAACACGGACAATTTGAAGCTCACATATTTTTATTATGAAACCATAATTTAGTAAGCAATAAATTTTTCCACATCTTAGCCTCAGATTAATAAATATCAAAATCACTACTAAAATGGCAGTCGCACTCATCGCAAATCCATGTTTCGTTATCAATGTCAATTTCCATCATCATATGACAATTCGGACATTTTGTTTTGACAACGAAACGATGATTTTTGTATTCTGCCAATTTAAGGAGCGTATCAACACACTCCCTCATATCTTCAAAATACTTGAAAATTGCTATTTCTTCTTTTTGTAAGTTCAATGGATTTTTGTGTTCATGCGAAACCCAGAATCTTTGCGTAAAATCTTTTTCCATCTTAACCTCCGGTTCTACTCCATCAGCAAATCACGGATATCCTCACCACAATTCTCACAGTAAGTGGCACTAGCTTCGTTAACTTTATTACACTTGCGACACAACTTTTTTGTGTCTGGTAATGTTGACTCAGTAGCTACAAGTCTCACACCACATTTTGTGCAAAATTTCTGATATCTATCTATAACAGCACCGCAACTACTACACTTAAGTACTTTTTGTGACATAATAACCTCCAAAGTTAACCTTTTACAATTTTATCCAGCCTCCACACTATCCTGAAATCTTTGCCGCACTCTGGACAAATCTCCCAGGTTGAAGCTTTGACATCTTTTGTCTTCTTGACGATAATATCGTCAATCCAAGCGTCCAATAGAACACTTAGTAGTATCTTATAACCACAGTATGGACACTCATATTTACTCTCTTCTAGGCTCAAGTTTCTTAACTTTCTTAAAGTTATCTGAAGGAATTGAATGTTCCATAACACGCAACAACCTTTCGAAAATCTCACCCTCAAGCGACATACTTTTTAACTCATACTCGCGGCATATTTCTATAAACCCAGTTGGTGAGAATCTTGCTTTCACGTACAAACCCATAGCAGCTCCTGAATAGTTATCGTATGCATACTTCAACGACATAACCCTGTAATTATTTTTAATTACAGTCTCGTTCTCAATGAGTTTATCACGGTATTTCGGGCACTTATCGACATTCTTGAAAAACTTACTTAAAGACGATTCGCCAATTGCTTTTATAATCTCGTTAGACCTCTTTTCCCCTATACCACTAACACCTTTAATATTATCCGAAACATCTCCCCATAAAGCTCTTTGCATCAAATAATATTTAGGCTTTGTTGATATAAACTCGTCAATAGGTCTATGATGAACAGGCTTAACAACTACAATCCTACGCTTTTTCGAAACCATCTGAAGAAAATCCCTGTCATTGCTATACAGGGCAAAACCATCGTCGCATTTAATTTCTCGCGTCAATTTATAAACAGCGTCATCAGCTTCAAAATTCGGTAGTACTGCAACTATGACGTTCAACTTCGGCAATACCTCTTTAAGAATTTCTACCTGCTCCATATATGAATAGTAAAAAAGCTCTGACTCCTTACGCTTCTTACGTTGAGCCGCCCTAGTAGCTTTGTATTCTGGGCATAATTTGTACCTAAACTTTGGTACAGAAGAGTCAAACGCAAATATAACCCTATCGTACTCCCTGTGCGAACTCAGAAACCGTCTAAGAAACAACATAACGCCATAAACTACACCCGACAGCTTTCCAGTAGAAGTTAGCAAGTCGTATGAATGTGCAAATCTTGCGCACATATTATTTCCATCAACTATAAGAGTCGCCATATGCTACACCTTATGGTTTATTACGTCTATTGTTGTTAATAGGATTAGTAAACTTCGCAAGCTTATTTTGCTTCCTTTTACGAAGCATTTCCTCAATATCATGAGCAGAGGTCTTAGGTGGCGATTTTCGCTTGCTCTCTTCTATATGGTTAACCGCAGTTTCAATTATCTCTTTGAGATGTTCAACTCCGTCAATTTTCTCAACGGACTTAAGCAAAAAAGAGTCATCCGTAAATGATTTAGCGTCAGACATTGATTCAACTATAGTTCCAGGATACATACGCCAGTATTTTGAGAGCTCTTCAACTACAGATTCCTTAGTAAGACCCTCGCACATCTTTACCCTTACAGACGTACTAGCTATTATGTCCGTATCCAATGACACCAAAACAATCCCACATAGAACTATTATATCCTCAGTTCGTAGTTCATTCGGGGGCAACTCTTTAATAAATATACTGAGCGCTCCAGCTTTCAGGAAATCCACTAGTTTATCAAATATAATTAACATGAAACCCCCTTCTATTCGTACTCTTCGTCGTCGTCATCTTCGTACTCTTCGTCGTCTTCGTCCTCGACTTCATCATCCTCTTCGTACTCTTCCTCATCGGCGTCCTCGTCTTCTTCGTATTCGGAAGTCTCGTCATCTTCTTCGCCTTCTTCTTCAGGTTCACTGTGCTCCAACTCTTCCCACTCCGAATCTATGAACTCTATCTGTTCTAGAAACACTTTGTCCTCGATATCAATAAAGTCAATTTCTCCCAATGTCCACAGTAGCGTAGCTATAATGTGGAGAATGTTAGCTTGAACAGTTTTCTTTTTCTCATTTTTGTAATCGTCGTAAAAGTTAAGAATAGCGTTGCGGATGTCCTTGTTCGTGCGGTTCTTTGTGATATACTCAATATCGACTTTATCAGACTTCTTTTTAACGCTTATTTTCTCAAGCATTGAGTCTAACTGAGCTTTATTCGCAATATTGTCGATATTCTTAAACACAGCATTTCTTTCTTTCTCTGGTAAATCAGCTATAGCCATAGCAGCATTAGCCGACAGTAAGCTAGAACGAACATTGTCCCTAACCCTGTCAGGCAACTCCAAAATCTTAAGTGTACGACTAACTTTAGTCCTGGACAGTCCACTTTGAAGAGCAATCTCCGTAATATTATACCCTTCCTCCTTAAGTCGATTAAACGCTATAGCTTCCTCAATAGGAGTTAGGTTATACCTGCTATCAGACGAATTCTCGGCTATAGCTATTAACAACGCCTGATTTGCATCTTTAACGTCAGTTCTAACAGTAACTGGAACTTCAGTCATACCAGCTTCAACAGCAGCTTTGAGACGACGATGCCCACATATTAAGTAGTACACACTGTCCTTTACCCACACAACCAAATTTTCGATAATTCCGTTCTTCTTTATGCTATCAACCAAAGCTTTGAGAGCTCCCAGGTTCTCCCTTGGATTAAATCCCTCAATTACCTCAATATCGTTTATAGGAAGCCACACCATAGTCGCACTTGAAACCGGCGACTCTTTCTTGCTCTTTGCTTTAGACTTCCCTTTACTATTTTTCTTCGATTTAGCCATGTTATTACCTTTCGTGTAATTTATTAGCCAAAGTACTTCATAAACTCAGCAGAGTCCTTGTCAATAGCAGCAATAAGTGCATTGCGCGAAGAATACTCTTTCTCGCCAACAACTATCTTATTACCACGCTTTCTAGCAATGTCATTTTTCAATAACGTATGTAATATCGTTTCTGGAACATCCACCCCCCGATTAAATGACAACACAAACTCATATTTAGCCCGAGGAGCAGCTTTCCTGTTTTTCTTGCTAGTTAGTTCTATCAAGTATCCCGTAGATTTTGTAACACCATTGACAGTTTTTGTTAGGTTCTTCTTCATCGCACTTTTTATTATTATGTCCGAATAGAAATCCAGAGCATGACCGCCAGGTCTAGTTGTCTTATCAAATGATATCGCACCTATGTTTGTCCGAACCTGATTAGTAAAATAAGCAAACCCAGGCTTTCCAGCAAGTTTCAATATTAGCTTACGCAGATTACGGGACATCGCCCTGGCTAATGGAGCTACAGATGGTACATCACCTAATTCAGCTTTTGGGACTCCAGCGGATACCGAATCCAAACATATAATAAAAGGGGAGTAATCTTTCGACTTGTCAATAAAGTCAAAGATTCCTCCCCATGCATCCTCAATAGTCTCTGGAGCAGAGTACAACACTCTACTTAAGTCTATATCCTTATAACAACTAAGATGTTCATCATCAAGAGTGGACTCAAAGTCAATAAATACTGCCCATCCTCCTAGACGGTGAATCATCTGTATAAAGTAGTGACACAGCGCTGTTTTGCCTGTAGAGAAATTCCCAAACACTTCAATAAGCTTTCCCCCAGGGATGCCTCTACCATCTGATAAAAATGTATCCATAAGAGGCAACCCAGTTGGAAACCAATGCTTAACCTTAGATATAGGGTCTTCCTCTGATAGCAACGAAAAAATAGACTTACCACCCGTAAGCTCAGATGCGTTCTTTTTTTTGGGGGTATTCTCAGTTTTCTTAACACTCGAGCGCTTTTTAGCCATGACCACCTACTTTTTATTTTTTGTTGCTTTTTTGACAATAGCTTTTCCAGCCTTAGTACTCTTTTTTGCAGATGCCTTCTTTTCGAATTTCTTTTTAGTAACAGCGGAGTTAGCGACAGATTTGCCTTTCTTACCAGATACAGCGCTTCCTTTGTTCGAGCCACCGCTCTTGCCTTTAGCTCTAACAGCAGGCTTTTTCTTAACAACTGCCTTTTTAGCTTTCGCGTCGTCAGGGGCATCCTCAGCCTTAACGTAAGAAAGTTTCCCATTCTTCTTTCTCACCACTTTACCTTCGCCCTTGTCTTTTCTTGCTGCTTCAGTGGCACTTTCTACTACCTCGTCTTCATCGTCTTCCTCATCATCTTCTTCATCATCATCATCATCATCTTCATCTTCGTCCTCTTCGTCCTCTTCGTCCTCTTCGTCTTCATCATCTTCATCATCTTCGTCCTCTTCATCATCTTCGTCCTCTTCGTCCTCTTCGTCCTCTTCGTCTTCCTCATCATCTTCATCGTCATCTTCTTCGTCCTCTTCGTCCTCTTCGTCCTCTTCGTCCTCTTCGACATCATCAGAGTCAGCCTCTCCTATATCAGGAAGGTCGTCATCGTATTCATCAGCATCTAGCTCGATACCACATGTCTCAGCAAGTTCCCTAAAGTCAACCCCGATTTCTTCAGCGTATGTCTCTGCAAATTCTTGCAATTCAGGTTTTAAGTCCCATAAAGACTCCCATTTTGAATTTTCCATTGCAAGGATTAACTCGTCGTAATCATCAGCCAAGACAGATGGACTATCAGAAAAATGTGAGTTGTAGTTAGTATCGCGATTCTTGCCAGTTTTGCTAATAAAAAGGTCAAACCCTTCTTCAGGATGCGCAACATTGATATTATAATTATTAACAGCTTCCCATACTACCTGAAATACTTGGTAAGGAGCGTCATAAACTTGAACACCAGTGCCGATGTCTTTTCGGTCAAGCACCCGCATAAAATACCTGACTTTAGGACGCAAAGCTTCTGCGACCTTTTCAATTATTTTTTGTTTAGCTTTAGTAGCACTCTCAAGCAAGTCAGGTAACAACTTACGAAGCTCGCACACTAAGCAAGGTTTTCCGAAAGTTATATTAGGACATGTAAAAGGCTTTGAATCGAACCAGTGTCTACCAACCTTTTTAACCAGTACGTCACCCTTCCGAACAACTGGCAATAAACGCAACTGAGCATTCTTTTTGCCCTTCATTGAAAAAAAGCTAGTGTCATCGTTTAGAGCAGGCATCATATCTGCACCCTGGTACTGCTCTATGCTACCAAAGTCAAACTTACTTTTAGCCTTTTTCAAAGGCTTTTTGGATTTTGCCATAATTTCTCCTTCTAACAGGGTTGTTAATCATTTAGAATTTTAGTCAAATTTTACTGAATGTCAAGTAAAAAAAGTAAAAAAATTCAAAAAAATTCTATTTACACTTCATATTGTGTATACAAATTTATAAACACAGCTAGACCGTTACCGGTTGCAAAAAAGTCCTTGACGACAGATGTCACATATTAGAAATTAACGATATCATAGCCTTGCGATGCTCCAACGCATATACTATTGAATTTAGCTTATCGAGCTTATCCTCGGCTAAACGAATCTTATGCGCTAATTTAGCTATATCTTGGTTATTTGATACAGTCATTAATCCCTCAATAACTTTATTGCTAACAAAATTGTAAGAGTTTTCCGCCACTGAAAAATGTCTGAAATAATCCTCAGAATAGACAACTTCATATTCAAATCTGAGAGACCTCAATTTTTTCTTGACTCTATCTCTAAGATTTCTCCAAAAATAGTACTCCTCAGCATGTGTATGCAAAATAGCGTCAAAGTCCGCACTTCTTAAATCTAAAGAAACAGATGCTTCAAATGTGTACACCACACCATCCACTTTTACAGATACACTAGACATCTTAAACACACTTGTTTTATCCTTCATAATAATTACCCTCCAACAAATCTGCGTCAACTTCGTTTTGGCGCTCTAGCGACTTATTAAGTAATTTGCTGATATTTATGTCCGTAATTTCACCTTCTAAAGACACCATATCCCTCCAATTAACCCCAATATCAGCATCAGCCTTAATGGGAACTTGGTTAAAAAAATCCCAATTAATACCCAATTTCTTAGTAAATATAAGATTAGAGTACTCAGGTACATGCTCCATGATATGAATAAGTTTCTGTATAACTTCAACAGCGTACTCCCGTTTCACATCCACGTCAATAGCATCATGTATAACAGCGAATGTTTTAGCCTTCTCAACATCCTGCTTAATTAACCAATCGTCAAAAGCTATCAGGCTACATAATGTTAAATCACTAGCAGTAGATTGTATAACATGATTCGCCGCCTGGCGTTCAGACTTACTTAAAGTTCCATATAGATGCGGAGAATCATAGCCTGCTATTTTTCTTAAATACGACGCGAGAAGAGCCTCAGCAAAACGCCTAACACGACCAAACGCTGATACAGCCACTCCATCCTCATACATTTTGCCCTTAACATTCTGGATAAATTCCTCGACGCCAGGATACGCTTCAAAAAATCTACCAATATAAAGCTCAGCTTCGTCTTCCTCGATAACAATGCCCTCACCTTCTAATATGTTTACTATACCACCAGCGGTAATACCGTATATAACCCCAAAATTGACTCTCTTAGCCACAGTTCTCATTAGAACCTGTTTATCCTTATCATACGAATTATACTCTTCCTCAGATATTCCATATATTGACAACATGGTTAGCCTGTGCAAATCCTTGCCCTCTTTGTAAGCAGACATCATTTTCTCATCGCCACTCAGCGCTGCAAGAACACGTAGTTCCAACTGAGAGTAGTCAATACTAAGAATAAGACCATCATCCCCATATCTAGACACTACAAGTCGTTTAACATGTCCTGCACTTTTGTTAGGAATATTTTGGAGATTTGGAGATACACTGCTCAACCTACCTGTAACAGTAGTTGAAAGCATAAACCTTCCATGGATATAACCATTATTTGCCCGAGCCATCTTGTAAAAGGGCTTAAGGTATGTCCCATAAGTCTTATCAACTCCTCTATAATTCAGTATTAACCCACATAAGTCACAGTCATGCCTAGCGGATAAAGTTGTCATAACGTTATTGTTTGTCGATGGTAGCTTCGCCTTTTTTGTGAGGGCAATCACAGGCAAACCTAAAAACTTTTTGTCAAAAAGTATAACCCTAAGCTGGGGATGAGAACGTATCGTAAACTTCTTAACCGTTTTTCCAACTACACCTTTTTCACGTAGTTTTGGTAACAATTTTTTGTATCTTCTAATGACGTGGTGACTACTTATCTTAGACTTATATATTTTGCGCGTTCTCTTAAAAATATTCTTAATTACGCGGGCAATGTCAATATCAATAAACATACCATTATGTTCCATACGTGTGAGCGCAATTGTAGCTTTTGGCATCAACTTGTACGCCACAGGGTTACTAACAGATACCATAAAATCTTTGGATTTCTCCCGAAAAGATTTACTAATACGGTCAGTGGCTATGACATCCATAGCGTTATACTCCCCAAATTTCTTCTTTGACATAGAGAACACAAGATTCCGCTTAAATATATCCTCATCGCGTACGTAGTCAGAATAGTCACTTAAACCCGCATATCGAGTAGCTAACGCCTTTAACCCATGAGTACCCTGCTGTTCAGTTACAAGACTGTAATGAGTCAGCAATGTATCCTCTACAAGATTATTAACCTCAAACCCCCACTTCTCAAGAATAAACAACACGTCAAATT